TGTAATAGATAGTTAAGTACTTGGTAATCAGATCTAGCATAGATCTTACGACCATCGAGACCTGGTATACAACCATATTGATGGAATACAGATCTTAGTTTCTCAACTAGTTTGCCAAATCCAGGTAAATTCGCCATGAACTTTTGTCTAGCCTCTTTACCTTTAGGTGCACTACTTACTCCCGTAAGAGCTTGACCAAGTTTTGCATCGCCTGCGCCAAATAGAATAGCGTAGAGAAAAGACTTAGCCACGCTCCTATTACAACCAAGAACATTAGCATTGCGTGTATGTTGATCTCCATTAACCACCAAGTCTGTGTAGGATTTATCTCCCACGTAATGGCATAGACCACGCAGCTGATTCCCAGCGGAATCCGCACCAACAACCCTATAACCTGGCTCAGCAATGAATAGTTCCCTAAGCATTCTACCATACGCTGCATCCACTGCTGGTAAGTTAACGATAACTTCGTGACGGCATCTAAAGCTAGGAGTACCAATAGTAAACATCCTACCATGAAGACGATAGTTTCCTGTGTCATCTTTTTGAATCCTTTCTAACCATGATTCGATAGTAGCTTTGCGGTTCTTAATAGTATAGTACCTATCAATTAACTTACCTTGTCTACCTAGTTTTGCTAGTGACGTTGATGTAAGTTTAGGTCCTGTACGTATCCAGTTACCTGTATGCCCACGCTTTACATTCCAGTCATCTGGTTTCCAGCCAATAGATAGTAACCACTCTTTAACTAGTTCCATGTTACTTAGTGTTACCTTCTCTATTTTGCTTCTTTGAAACTCCTGACCAGGTTGTATTGGAGGATTATCAGATAAAGCATCTTCACCTATCACATTGTTACCTAAATACTCAGAAAGTATTCTAGCTGTAGTAGCTGTGTACAATCCTTTCTTAGTATACTTAGCAGTCTTAGGTGCTTTATCTATAAATACTTTAGTTGTACCTAGCTTTGGCTCAATGATAGACTCAATCTTATTCATGTGTCTTGTCATAAGCCGCAAGTTTTCCTGAGCTTTACTCAAGTCAAACAGCCAGCCAGTCTTACGCACTACAGCTTCGAACTCAGCTACATCATGCTCGACTCTCAAGCCTTTCTTGATTAAGTCATTGATTTCTATAGCTTTTTCTAACTCAGCTAATAATACTTCATAAACTTTAGTATTTAGTTTTACGTCTTGAATACAGTAATCTATCATCCGAGGATCGTATGTCTTAAATCCATCAGCTGCCCATTCACTGTTATCCATTTTCTTAAAGCCAAGGTAACTACCCCAGCCTGCCAAGCCATGCTTATGTTGTCGGTTAAACTGCAATGTCTGGCTCATGATCCATGTATCGATCAAGACGGTTTTAGAAGACGGTTTCCATCCATAAAGTTTATCTAATGCCATCAGATCAAAACCAATAATGTTATGACCAATTAGCGCATCAGCATTCTTCATGAAGTCTAGTCCATTTTGAATGTCGGTAAACGTATAAAGCTTTTTACTTACAACGTCTTGACAAACAAGTACATGACACTTCGTCATATCTTCTAAAAACCCGTCAGTTTCTATGTCAAATACTAACTGCATATTTTTCCTTTCTAATATACTTTTAGTAGCGCGGGTTTATCCCGCGCCTTTAAGTGCTTGATATAATTAACTAATTACTTCTGCTCGTAATCTGGTTCGTCCTCAACATAATCTTTTCTTAAGAAGTAATGAGTGATTCCTGTGTTATTTGTGTGATCAGGTTCAACCCACTCTTCAGGTTTTATCATGTCGGGTAAACCTAAAGTGTTAGGTCTAGATTCCTTTTGACCTACCTTTTTGCTCATATTAGATCTATGAACTCTATGCCAAGCAGTATGAGCATCAACTTGTAGTATGTCTAATGTACCTATTGCAATAACACATAAGTCAATCAAGCCGTCTACAATATCATCTGCATGTCGGTACTTTACCGCTTCTTTAGTCTCATGTAGTTCCTCATCAAGGAATCTTAAACGAAACTGTAAAAACTCGTGCAAAGAATAATAGTCTTTTTCTTTTAGTTTTCTATTAACCCACTCATGCACCCCGAATTTGAGGTGCATGTCTCTAATATTTTTAGGCCAGTCAGTATCGCTACTTACTTTAGACCATTTAGCATTCATATCTTTCTCCTGTTTTAATTTCCATAACATCCAGTCATAGTATCTTTCTGGCTCACGCATATCTTAAGTCATCGGCTTTTTCAGAAGATCCTAATCTACCACCTATCTCTTTAATAGGCGGAAATCTTTTATTAAAGTCTTTGCTTTGTGTATTAATACATTTCCATAATACGTTTCTTGCCATACTAGGATATAACGGTGCAAAGATAGTTGCAAGGTAATTTGTATCGTAGTACTCACTAAGCTTTGTATACAAGTACTTTGTGTTACCGTCAAGCTCATGCTTGTAGTCTTTTTGTGAAGCAAACGTACCATAATGATCTATTATTTGAAAACCTCTTGCTTCTAACAAAGCACCAAACGCTCGATAAGTCATTTCATTTACGTGGTTTTTAGCTGCTCCTACCTTTTCATCATAACACGGTGTTGAGAAGTAACATGTACCACCTTGTACTACCACATCAGCTAGCTTATCTAAAATCGCTATTGCCTTTGTCGGTTCAACATGCTCAAGCACTTCAAGACAAACACTAACGTTAAAGCTATCTTCCATAATGTCGGTTTGTGTAAAGTCTACGTTGTCTATTAGATGTGGCTGAAACGTAGTGTTATCAAACATATGTGGCATTTCCATCTTATTATACTCGATACCTACATAGCTTCTTGGTGCCATACGGTTTGTCATTAGCATTCTAGCTAACGGCATATCTTTACCACAACCTACATCTATTATGTCGGCTTCTTTATACTTACCACCAAGGTTTAAGTCCTTAGCTATCTTAGTCCATCGTAAGCAGTGAGCTATATAGTCTCTATGTATAAAGCCTCTAGCTTCTGCTTGGTCTATACTTAAATGCGTGTTATCTATTTCTTTTCCTCTAGCGTTAGCCATTTATAACTCCATATACTATTGCGTTTAATATTAAAGTTCCTACTATGCAAATAGCTATAGTAAGTAACAGTGCTTTTCCTTCAGTCATGACAAAAATTCCTAAACCATTTACATTGATTATTATCTCGACAAACTCTTTCGTGCTTGGCGGTTTCCCAACAGTCAGACTTCCATGG